CCATGCTTCCCGCTAGCAGCGGTGACAATGCTAGGTTCGCATTGCGCAAAATCACATCCGTTATAGATATGATCTTGGATTGTCTAGCCTCCTGGAGGCGAAACAAAAAGAAATCCAAGTTGTCGGAACCGACCTTTCCCCCTAGGTTTGGGGGGAGTGCCAGAACCACCTACCTTGGACGGTTTTTCCTAAATTACACGGAAAAACTGTCTGGTTTGGGTGATGACAAGTTTTGGTACTTTGAGTCTTGGCTATTAATGCTAAAGTGCTCACTTGATTCTATGAGGCTACTTAAGCTCATGGATTTTGTCCACCTGATGTGGATCAAGTTGTATGTCCCAGCGGACTCTGTCGACGGCTTAAAGTTTTTAAAAAACTGCTGTCAATGGTCTGCGACTGTGGCATTCAACCGTGGCTGTGACCCAGGCTCCTTCCTACTACAAGGTAAGGGTCTGAGACTTCTCAAAAACCGGATAGGAACTCGATTAAGTCGGAAGAAGCTATCGTTTATTAACACGATGCTCCAACTTAAAAGAGTCTCCTTAGCGGTCCCTCACACGGTAGTTCGGCAATATTTGCTGGACCACGCGTGGAAGATGGCAACTTTAAAAAGAAGCCCTGAGAAGTTTGATATCCTATTACAAAACGTGATTTATGGATTAACATCACGTAGGGATTTCAAATTATACAGCTACAATCCATCGAAGGTTGTTACCGATTTCTCCCTGAACTCCTGCTACGAAAACAGCCGAAAAGAAGGGGGATCCCATGCTTATATAATGAATAAAAAGCATGGCATTCCTCATCGACTGGTTGTCGCGTCTAAGTTCAACGAAGACGGGTCCTGTACTTCTTATAAGATAAAGTACGGCCCGTTCCCGACCCTTGGAGAACTGTTTGAGATGGGTTCTGCTGATGACAAAACTAAAGTTATCGGCATATTAGAACCCCTCAAAGTGAGAGTCATAACAGTTGGTCCTGCATGGCGGTCTGCCTTTTTTTCAGATTGGCAGCGCCGTATGGTTAGAAATTTGCGAGAGATACCGCAAATTCTTTCTGGACGCAAGATAGCAACTAGTGACATCACACGGCTCTTCGACGGCCTTAAACCAGGATGGGTCTTAGTATCAGATGACGGCGATGCCGCCACAGATTCTATACACCCGGATCTTAGTTTGAGGGCCTTCAAAGCCACACTCGACTGGTGGAACGACGAAACCCAAGACCTTTATAAAGAGGTTGTTGAGTTATACCGCACCACGTTAGAGTACAGTCTCCCGGACCAGGACAGGTTCGAGATCCCTCAGCTTAATGGACAGCTGATGGGCGATAGGGTGTCCTTCCCACTCCTCTGCCTTTTGCACTATGCTACTAAAGCGGCATTTTGTGGTCGGCATGGGATTCCACTTGATTTCGTCATTAATGGTGATGATGGTGTCATTGCAATGCCCCAGTCCCTTGTCAAAACATATTTTGATTTTATGA